GAGCTTTTAATTTAATTAAAACTATGAAAGGAACAACAATGAATTTTGATGATTGGTTAGAATCATATATACGTTGTATGGTTCGTGGATATTCTAATAATGTCTATGATATTGAAGAAATCGCTGTTAGTAAACTAACAGGTCTACAATTAGCATGTGCACGTCGTTTAGCAAGTGCAAAACAACTAATTACGTTAGTTAGACCTAGTACTAGTGAACAGGATTATAAAACGATATTAGAAGAGATCGAAGAATATCTAAATTTCGAAGTTAATATCTTGGAATATGATGTAGCTACATTAGCAATGGCTAAGATTGTCCTAAATGAAATACCTTCTATCATTAAGGAAAGTTCTTGGAAGAACGTGTATCCATGGATAATGTCTTTAAGAAATAAAATTACAGGTTTAATGTTTGTAGAACATATGGATATGTATCCGACAACCTTAACGGAATTCTTAACCACATTAGACGTATGGCAAGTTGAAGACATCCAAGGATTCAGATCATATTATGTACAACCTACTCTTTTTATTAAAAGAAATAAGGGTATATATGCTTGGTCACCTATGATAGAAAAAGGTAGAAGATTCGTTAAAGTTGATGCTCAGTTTAGAGCAATTAGGGACAATCTTAAAACGCATATATCAATTCAAGCAGGAGAAGCTATTTCTCCCACTCAAATTAGGTATATGCAATATTCCGGAGCTCCACAAAACGGGTATCCGCTCTCTTATCAATCACACATAGATTGGTTAGATCTGCTAAGAGAGAGTGAGTATAGACCACATAGTCTGGACCACTTTGAACGAATCCAATATGTATGGCGAAAACTCAAAAATCCACAACCGGAAATAACCCCAGAAACTATAGCTTTTCTCGATTCGTTGAAGAAAGAAAATAAACTGGGTAACTTGTGTAAAGAAGTTAAAGATAAAATTTCTGATGAAGTTAAAATAAAATACCAGAATTTATCTAACTACTATGCCAGGTTGACGCAAAATGGAATGGGTACTCTTTTATCATTATTATCGAGATTAGGTATACCTGTTTCAGAATATTGGAATAATTTACTTATTGAAAATGCACCAGTCATTACAACAGCAGTGGTTGCTACTATAACAACTTTGATATTTTTAGCGGTAGTTAAAATGTTCAAATATGGAATAGAAGGTGAACAGCAAAGTAAAGCAGAAAAGAAAGCAAAGCAAAAGAAAGTTATTCCAAGAAAATTTGCTAAACTCCGATTAGTGGACGGTCTCCAACAAGCAAATGAGAAGATTATCGAACGAGTAACTCAAGAAGATCTAGGATTTAATAATTATCCAGATTCTGAGATTCTAGAAGATCTGTTCGAACATATTCAAGAAAATCCAAGTTTAAGTATATGCGCTATGTCATTATGTAAAGGCTCTAAACAAGAACCTAATTTTGATATAATGTATGCAGCTTTTAGTGAAGAATATGACTTCTCATATACCACTCCTCAACAACCAGAGTGGAAAAAGGTAACATCATATCGCGAAGATGGAGATCGTATAATTGAATTTGATGTTCGCGGTAGTGGTACTGAAGATAATGCTCTTGAAGCGTTATTCAAAGTATTAAAAACCGCAAAATATTACCCATATGGTGAATGGATATTGGAATCTTATTTTAAGAAAGAGGATGATCAACTATTGTATTCCATCCGATTGTTTCTTCTGAACGCAAAACCGCAAGGAGAAATTGTTAGATGGACAAGAGCTGATGTAACTAAAATAATGGATGTCCAAAATATCTTGAATGGAGGTAATATTATTGATATCGATACAATTGTAACAGGTGTACAACAATCGGCACCTCAAGCATACGATACTTTGAAAGCAATAGTACGTAATCATATGGTTAAAGTAGATTGTGTTAAAAGTATGGATGTAGGTAATCTCGCTAAAGTAGGACGAAAAGTGCACGCATTAGGAAGCGGTAATATTTTATTATTACCTGCTCATGCTGTACAAAGTAATTCCCGCTGGATAAGATTTTCACGAGTTGGTGATAGCAAATATACTGGTTTGGCAGTAGTGGAACGAGAACCTGATTTTGTTAGAGATGTAGCAGTAGCAAAAATAATCTCACGATTTGAAGGTGAAACTAGATTAGCAAATCTAGGTATTCCACAAGAGTTACGAATTATTAGTAAACAAGAGTTCGTATTTCCTGATATATCAAAATATTTGTTGACATCAGAGCAGGCACAAGTAGATTGGGA